CGAAACAGCGACGGAGGCGCATGGCAGGCGTTCCGGGCGCACGCCTGCCGGGCCGGGTTCTGGGTGCAGATGGTGCCGGACACCGAGCACTGCGCCACCGCTGACGGGGTGGGCGCGCTGGCGGCGGTCAATCCGCTGATCCGCCACGCGCTCTATGCCAACGCGGCGATGAATCTTGGCGTCAACGGCGGGCCGATGGCGCTCTGCTACTACGGAGGACTCCCGTTCATTCAATTCAAGATGGTCACCGACTACTACTCGACCACGCCGGAGCATTTCAGGCGGATGGGCCTTCCGGTTGGAACCCAGATGCCGTGGTGCCGCGAAGGCCAGCGTTGCGTGTGGCAAGACGATACCGCCGAAACCATTATCCGAGAGTTCGATGACTGGCATTCCCGATCGATGGAAGGACGCGGTCGAACGGCATAAGGCCGAGCAGAAGCTTGAAGAAATCACGACGTGGTTTCCCGAGCAGATGCCGACCGATGCGGAGCTGGACGCTCTCAAGGAGCGGACCGCGAAGTTCCTGTTCTGCGTGCTTCCGGAAGCGGCGGCCGGGTCGCAGGACAAGTTCTGCGAACGATTCCGCGTGCTCGAGTGGTTTGTGTTTCCTGGCGCCGTGATCTGCGCCGCCGTTCCGTGGCTCCTGTCGGGATGGAAGGAAACGAGGATGGCGGGGACCGTGGAGTCCCGCCACGAACAGATGCGGATCAACAGCGCGAAGGTCAAGCAGCGCCTGCCGCATCCCTCGGCGGAGCCGCACGGCGGGGCCTGCGCCATCGTCTGTTACGGCCCCTCCCTGCTGAACACATGGGTCGGCGTGCAGGGGCAGCGGAAATATCAGAATGCAGCCATCGCCACCGTCTCCGGCGCGCATGACTTCATGATCGAGCGCGGGATAGTCCCGGACTACCACGTCGAAATGGACCCACGCGAGCACAAGGCGGCCTTCACCAAGGCGCCGCATGACAAGATCAAGTACCTGATCGCCTCCTGCGCCCATCCGTCGCTGGTCGACAATCTCATGGAGCGCGATCTGACGCTGTTCCACGCGATGAACGGGGCCGAGGATCAGGCCATTCTGGCCGAGATCGAGCCGGAGGGGTGGCTGGTCAACGGCGGCGGCTCGGTCGGGCTTCGCACGATCTACGTGATGCATTCGCTTGGTTACCGGCGGTTCGCGATCTTCGGGATGGATCATTCGTTCAAGAGCGACCGCCAGCACGCCGGCCCGCATCCGAGAGAGTGGGCGCAGGCATCGATTCCGGTCAAGTGCGGGGCGCGGGTGTTTCACTCGTCGCCCGTGCTGATGGCCTACACCAAGCACTTCCTGATGATGATGCAGGAGATGCTGAAAGATAGCGTGTTCGATCTGTATGGAGATGGGCTCTTGCAGGAAACGGCACGCCTAGCCATGAGAAAGGCCGCGTAAATGGACAACAACGTCGTCGCCATCGCCCCGCTCCGCTTCTGGAACAAGGATGTTCCGGTTCCGGGAAAACCCGGAGACTTCACGAATGAGGCGTGGGTCGAGTGGGTCAAGAAGGGTTCGAACGGCGCCACCACCTCGGAGAAGATCGCGCGGTTGTCCAAGCCCGGCAAGAACGGTCAGGTGGACGCGGTTTGGGAGGTTATCCGTCCGGCCTACGAGGCGTGGCTCAGGGGGCAGGAGGAACCGACCAGCGGCACGCCCCTGTCTCAGTGGGCGATGGTCGGCCGCGAACAGGTCGAATATTTAAAACATGAACTTCATTTCCGCTCGGTTGAAGACGTGGCCAACGCCACGGATTCCGATCTCGAGCGGATGGGGATGGGCGCCCGCGCGCTCCGGGACAAGGCAAGGGCCTATGTCACCGCCAAGCAGGGCGAGGCCGTGATCGCCGAAGCCATGGCCGGCAAGGACGCGCAGATCGCCTCGCTTTCGCGCCAACTCTCCGAACTGTCGGACACGGTCAAGGAGCTGACGGCCAACCTTCCCAAGCGCAAGCAGCCGCGTGACGTGGCGACGGAAGCGGCGTGAGAAGGCTGTATGACGCTCTTGACCCTCATCAACTCGGTTCAGGATCGCATCGGCCTCCCGCGATCGACGGTGGTTGTCAGCTCGACCGATCAGAACGTCCGCACCCTTCTGGCTTGTGCCAACGAGGAAGGGAAGGAGCTTGCGCGCCGCTCGGCATGGCAGGTCATGACCATCGAGAAGACGTTCACCTCGATTGCCCAGGCCGCGCAGACCGGTGTTATCCCCGCCGATCTCGACCGGTTCGTGAACGAGACGTTTTTCAACCGGACCCGCAAACGACGGGTGACCGGGCCCCTGACATCCGAGGAGTGGCAGGCGCAGCAGTCCATCGTCGCCTCGGTTCTAACGGACGCCTTTCGGGTTCGCGGCAACTCGTTCCTGCTCACCCCGACACCCCCAGCGGGGGACACCTATTCCTACGAGTATGTCTCCAAATACTGGGTCGACACCGATGGGGACGGGGACGGGGACGCGGTTGCGTGGGTTGCCGATGGCGACGCCAGCCTTCTCTCTGAAGACCTGCTTGGGCTGGGGACGGAATGGCGCTTCCTCAAGCGCAAGGGCTTCGACTATTCGGAAATCTTCCGTACCTACGAAATCCAGGTGATGCAGGCCATCGCAAGGGATGGCTCGCGGAGGACCGTGAGCATGACCGGCAACACCGATCTGCTCCTCGACAACGCCCGCTATCCGGCCGTGCCGGAGGGCGGGTGGTCGATTTGACTCGTCATTTCAATTCGCGCCCGGCGATTGATCGATTCAATGCCAAGTGGGCGCTGAACGAAAGCAACGGGTGCTGGGAGTGGACCGCTATGCGGGACCGCGACGGATACGGGTCTATGTGGGGCGGCAAGGAGCTGGGCAAAGAAGACAATCTCCGAGCCCACCGGGTCTCTTGGATGCTGCATAGGGGCGAGCTGCCCGACGATAAGCTGGTTCTGCATCGCTGCGACAACCCGCGTTGCGTGAATCCGGATCATCTCTTCATCGGAACCGGCAAGGACAACATTCAGGACGCTCTTGCGAAAGGCCGGTTACACCCGAATCCGGCGAACGGATGCCTTGCCGCCGCAGCACGGCAGCGCGCGAAAACGCATTGTCCGAAGGGACACGCCTACTCGGGCGAGAACCTCCGCGTCTATAGCGGCAATCGGTACTGCCGCGAGTGCGGCAACGACGCCGCGCGACGGTACAATCATCGGAAGCGGGAGGCGCAGTTACAAGCATGCTGATGCCGCTCGCCTCCAATGCGCGGCGCAAGATGGTGTCGCGCGGGTTCTCGGTTCCTCCTCCGGTCGGGGGTTTGAACGGCCGTGACGCCTTGGCCGACATGGACGAGGCCGACGCGATACAACTGGACAACTTCTTTCCTGAGCCAAACTACGTCTCCCTGCGGAGGGGATACAGCTCGCACGCGACGGGGATCAGCGGGGCGGTCACGACCTTGATGGAATGGGCCGGCCCCGCTTCACGGAAGATGTTCGGGGCCAATGTCTCGGCGATCTACAACGTCACGTCTCCCGGTGCCGTGGGGGCGGCCGATGTCTCCAGCCTGACCAACGGCCGCTGGCAGCACGTCATGCAGACCACGTCGGGCGGTAACTACCTGATGATCTGCAACGGCGCGGATTCGGTGCGGAGCTACGACGGATCGTCGTGGGCAACCCCCGCGATTACAAACGTCACGTCGGCTAACCTGATAAACATCGCGCTTCACAAGCGCCGCCTGTGGTTTGTCGAGAAGGACAGCACCAGCGCATGGTATCTGCCGGTCGATTCGATAGCCGGGGCTGCGGTCGAGTTCGACCTCGGCCCGCAATTCCAGATGGGTGGTCGATTGGTCGCCATCGGAACCTGGACGCGCGACGGCGGCTCCGGTCCCGATGACTTCGCGGTGTTCATTTCGTCGCTCGGCGAAGTCGCGATCTACGCGGGGACAGACCCGTCCTCCGCCAGCACATGGGCCATCGTCGGCGTGTTCCGTCTCGGCCAGCCGATTGGCAACCGCTGCCTCATAAAGACCGGCGGCGACATTGCGATCATCACGCAGGATGGCGTCGTTTCCCTGACGCGCATGCTGACGCTGGACCGGTCCGTCTCCGCCCGCGCGGCGATCACCGACAAGATTTCCGATCTGTTCAAAATGTCGGCGCGGACCTACGGGCCGAATTTCGGCTGGCAGGGCTGCGTCTATCCCCGCGCCAACATGGTCTTGTTCAACATCCCCCAGACCGAGAACACGACGCAAATCCAGTTCGTGATGAACACCCTTACGGGATCCTGGTGCCGATTTACCGGGCTCAATGCCGCCTGTTGGTCGTTGTTCAACGACGAGCTTTATTTCGGCGGCAACTCCGGCACGGTGTGGAAGGCCGACACGGGATTCCAGGACGACGGCGGGGGGATCACCGGGGATATCAAGACGGCTTTCAACTACTACGGATCGCGGGGGCAGCAAAAACTGTTCAAGATGATCCGGCCGATCTTTTCGTCAAACGGGTCGCCGGGCTTCCTTCTCGATCTCAACGTCGATTTCGAAGACCGCGAGCCGACCTCGTCCCCGACCGTGACTCCGAATGCCGGCGCTCTCTGGGACGTGGCGGTATGGGACGTTGATGTCTGGGGCGCCGGGGAGACGATCCGGCGCGATTGGGTCGGCGTCGCCGGCATGGGGATGAGCGCCGCCATCCGCCTCAGGATCACGTCCGATGGGGCGTCCTGCACCCTGAACAGCTTCGATGTGGCCACGGAAATGGGCGGACTGCTGTGAGGCTGGTTTTCGGCCAGGATGAAGGCGTTGCGAAGTGGGTTGCATCGCATATCCCGCACATGGGCAACACGGTGCTGCGCGACTTCTCGGCCATCGGCGTCGTCAATGACGCGGGCCATCCTGTCGCCGGCGTGATCTACCACGACTACATCCCGGATTACGGCACGATCCAGTTGACAATGGCGGCCAGCACGCCGCGCTGGGCACAAAGAGGGACCATCGGCGCATTGCTGCGTTACCCCTTCGTGCAGCTTGGTTGCAACAAGGTTTGGACTGCGACGCCGCACACAAACGAGCGCGCGATTCGGTTCAACAGAGGGCTCGGGTTCAGGCAGGAAGGCGTGCTTCGCCATCAGTTCGGGCGCGGGGCGCACGCCGTGATCTGCGGTCTGTTGAAGAACGAATATCGCATGCTGTTCGTCAAGGAGAAACGCAGTGGGCAAGAAGTCGTCAAGTCCGCCGCCGCCGCCTGATCCCGT